TTACTGCTCGCTATCGGGATTGCGAGTCTTCTGCTGTTCTTGAATAAAATGCCAGAAGCGAAGCATCTCGTCTCTACGCTCTTTGGGGGCATTCTTGAAATCTTTGAAGAACAGACTGATCTCCGGATCATCGACATCAACCGCATGACTGGCTCCCAAAGGTCCATCAAGCGCTTCTTCTTCCGTCGGAGCAAAACCGGCAAGCAGTAGAAGCTCGTCCTTATCAGCACTGTTAAGCGCATCGGCTAAGGCGATAACCGTTTCTCTGGATGGACTGAAGCGGTTATTTTCTATGGAGTTTATAAATGAATAACTGACACCGGATCGTTCTCCAAGCTCTCGCAGGGAATATTTGTTCTGCTGGCGCAGACGCCGGATTCGAATGCCGAATTGCACCATATCTTTCATCGCTTCATCACCTTGTTCTATTGTAAATGGTTGGAGGCACAAAAAACAAGAGGGGTTAGAAAAAAAAGTTTTGATATTCAAAACTTTTGTGTTGAAATTTAAAACAATCCATCGTATGATTTGTTTAGAAATTCAAAACGACAAATTTTAGGAGATGATCGATGAATGGTTAATCGTATTTTACATAAAGCGAATACAGATATAGATCAGAAGACAACGCGCAAACGTGTGGAGAGGGTGCTTGAACTGGTCCGCATGTTTAGGTCGATTGGCGGCATGAGGAGGGAAAAGAATGCTATTATCGGCTCGCAATCAGATCTCATCGCAGCGGAAATGCCAGGTTTGCATGAGGCCGATCCCGAAGCTTACATAGCAAGTGTAAGCGTGGAGGTGGAGGAGGCTGTCTCACGGTTGGAGCTTCAGGAGCAGGAGCTGATTCGCAAGCGCTATTTGCAAAAGGATAAGAAATTCGATTTCTTGTTGTTTCATGAATTGAATGTAAGTGAACGCACTTACCGCCGCATTAAGGCGAAAGCGATGAGCAAGCTGGCTTATATGCTGCGGTTGGAGGTGGAGTCACGGAGCAATGATGCCGCAGAGAGAGTGGAGGCTAGGGGATAGCAATCTAGTGGGGGCGAACGTCATTCAGGTATTTAAAGAGAAGTAGGTTCCAAGGATCTAACAGAAAGTTGGCCGTACGTTGGCAGTTCACACTAGATAGGGGATGGTAAGATCGTTGTGAAGTCAGCTAGAGGAGGCGATGTTCCAGAAGAAGTTACTTTGACACAAAGTCCTGACTGGTGTCGAGCCGGCCTTTGGGAGGCAGCTTAAGGGATGAGCCGAAGGAGTGAAAAGCGTGGTTTCGGGAAACAGGCAAGTTCATTGCTTTGAAAAGAAAAAAATGTTTTGAATTTCAAAACAAATGTAGAGGATGAATGATCGGAAAGGAGGTGAGAAGTGAATGATTAATTTGACTAATCAATTAGCGCGCTATCTTCAGTCCGAGGGCGAGGGGGTGCTGGGAAGCGACATGTTCGTGGACAGCATACCGGCTTCCCCGGATGAAGCGATCTGGTTCAACCATGTTGGCGGCAGCGCCGAATTCAAGCTTGATTCGCCGCAAAGCTGGCGCAAGCTCAGCCTGAATACGAGAAGCGCTACCTCACAACGTGCGCAGGATCGTATATGGAGCTGCATGAATAAGCTGCTTCATCCTAATGACGGTGTCATTAAAGTAGATGGACAGCTTTACACGGTACAAATTACAGCTTTGCCTGCTGTGCAGGATAAGGATGCTGCGGGCAGATATGCAATGAAAACAGTGCTGATTCTTAGGCAAGTCGATGCTATCACTGAACCGTGGCTGGAAGCCATATCCCTTTTCACAGAGACGGCTTTGGGAGCGCAGTGGCGTGTTTATCGCGGGTTCAATGGAACTTGCCGACCCAGCGTCTCATGGCAGTGCATGAATGAGCAAAGCGCCTCGTCTTCAAGAGCCGCTAATCAGCTCTCCAAGCAGTTCGTTGGACAGATTGCAGCGAGGACATCCAGTGAATATCAACTGGCAGCGCAGAATTTGCTGCTGGGACTAGCCGAACATGCCAAATTGCCTATGGCTGGCTTGGGCGGCCGATGGTTAACCGTTGTGCATGCTGGCGCAGCTCTCCGGGCTGGAGATATGTCCACAGGACTTATTACCGTTACACTCAGCGGTACTGCCGCCGTACCGCAAGGCGTTTTCCCACTTATAGCTGGCGTACAAACGGCAACACAAATTGAAAATTGAGGTGATCGATTTTGAAAAAAAGCACGACGCAAACAAGCGGTAAACCAGACAATGCTGCTGAAGCCACTTTATATAGCAAAGATGAGCTGATCACGCACTCGCAAGCTTTATTTGCCAGCCAGCCGGAAGTGCTGATCGGCGCTCTGCATGGCTGCGAAGAGAACGAATTGACGATTGAAGCAGCGAATCAACGCATTCAAAACTTTTTACAAAGGAAGGTGCTTGCATAATGGCAGGTGGAACTTGGAGTGGGGCGGATCGTCCGGTATTACCGGGTTTTTATATGAATTTTGAGGCGGCGGCATTAAGCGCAATTGAACCTGGCGGGCAAGGCGTAGTAGCTATCCCGGTGAAGGCGAACTGGGGCGCGGTGCGGCAGTTTGTGGAAATTACAAGTGAGCAAGGTATCTATGATACTTATGGGATTGATCAAGGGGATGCGGCGACTGCGCCGGTTGTGTTGAAGCTGGCTTTACTCGGCAAGCCGAAAAAGCTGCTCGCTTATCGGATCGCGGATACGGCAGCGGCCAAAGCAAGTGTGACTCTGAAGGACTCGGCGGCGGCCAATGTGCTAAAGCTTACCGCCAAATACGAGGGTACACGGGGCAATAACTTCTCTGTCATCGTACAGACGAATGCGGTGGATGGGACCAAAAAAGACCTCAAGCTGCTTGAAGGCACAGCAGTTCTGAAGGTGTTCACGTTCTCCGGCAGCACCGTCCAAGCGGCAGCAGATGCGATGAATCAGGATGCCAGCAACGTATGGCTGACAGCATCGGTGCTTGCTCCAGGGAGTGGCACACTCGCTCCGGTTGCAGGCAGCGCATTAACAGGGGGCAACTCCGGTATCAGCAGCATCGCTTCCACCGATTATGTGAATGCGCTCAGCGCGCTTGAAACCCAGCAGTTTCATGTTTTAGCGCTGGATGGGGTAGCGGATGCAGGCATTCAAGCTTCGACAGCTGCATGGACGACGCGTTTGCGCAGCGAAGGCAGAGGCATTGTAACGGTGCTGGGCGGTTCAGCCGCCGACGATATTGCGGCCGATGCGGTCAGCCGAGCAACAGCGCGAAGCGCAGCTTTCAATCACGAAGCGATCGTGAATGTGGGAGCCGGGGCGATTTTGGCAGGGACGAGCTATAGCTCAGCTTATATTTCCGCCTATGTCGCCGGCCTCATCGCGGGTCAGAAACTGAGCGAATCGACTACCTATGCGGCAGCGCCTTTCAGTGACGTGACACGCCGCTGGACGCGGAGCGAGCAGGAAACAGCCGTGAAGAACGGGGTCTTCCTTTTGTACCATGACGGTCAGAAAGTGAAGGCGCTTCGCGGGATGAATGCTTTGGTCAGCTTGCGTCAGGGACAGAGCACGGCTTGGAAGAAAATCCGCACCATTCGTGTGATGGATACGATTAACAACGATTTGCTCCGCACGGCGGAAGACAGCTATATCGGCAAAGTAAACAACACAGAAGAAGGGCGATTGGCGCTGGTGGAAGCGGCTAAGCAGTATATGCAGACATTGGCTCAAGCTGGTGTGATCGAAGCAGTCGATTTCGATGTGTACTTGAATCCGGCCTACTATGGTACTGGCTCGGTGCTGACACCGGCTGCCGACCAAGTGTACATCAAGTGGGAAGCGAAGCTGACGGATGTGATGGAACAAATTTTTGGCACATTTACCGTAAATTAAGGGGGACTAGCGATGAGTTTAGATGCGAGCAGAGTTATTTTAGGGACATATGGTCAGGTATTTATTGCAGGTGTATGGCAAACGAATTTTAACCATTTGGAAGCCAATGTAGAAATTCAGAAGAAAGAATTGAACCTGGCCGGAGATCCTTGGGTACGCCACAAGAAAGGCGCAATGAAGGGGACGGGGACGATGAGCGGTTTCAAAGTGACCAGCGATATGATTGCCCGCGGATTCGATAAATTCAGTCTCGTTTCCAAATTAAATGATCCCGATTCTTATGGTTTTGAGCGGATTACCTTGAATAATGTCATGCTGGACAAGCTTCAGCTGGCGAATTGGACGGCCGGCGAGGAAGTCAAAGAAGAGGTTGCTTTCACATTCGAAGGCTACACACTGAATGACCCTATCAGGGGTATCTAAAAGAGGAGGAACGCGATCATGTTAACGGATGAACAAATTTTGCAAAAGCTGCTCGACGCGGATCAATTGCCAGAAAAGACGGTGACCCTTTCGAGGGTCGGCGTCCCGATTATTCTGCGCGGACTAACCGGGAAGCAGGTGTTTGCGCTGCGTGAGCGCTGCACGGAACGTTCGGATCGCCGGGGTGTGCACACGGACCGATTGGACGAAGAGCAGTTCAACGTCGCGCTGATTGCGGCTGCCACCGTGTCCCCCAACTGGGGGGACTCGAGGCTGCTGACGAAGTATCAGGCCAGCTCCGGCGAGGAAGTGATCAAGCGGATTTTGCTCGCAGGCGAGCTGTCCGCGCTTGGGGATGAAGTGCTGGACCTGAGCGGTTTCAACACAACGCTGGATGAAGTAAAAAACTAATTGCCTCCGGGGGGCTCCCGGCGATGCTCCATGCGATGTGGACGCGTCACCATCTGCGCCCCGGAGCATTCTGGAAGCTGCCTCGCGGTGAGCAGCAGTTCTTGCTCGCCAGCTTGGAGCTCGAGCTGGAACAAGAACAAGCGCAGCAGCGCGAGCGTGAACGCGCAAGGAGGTGAGAGGAATGAGCGATACAGCGATAGTTGGCAATATGGCCAAAATGATGGCCGCGCAGGACCGTTTGCGCAGTATGGTGGACCGGACGGGCGCATCAACGAGGCGTCTGGAAGATAGGTTCGGCAAGGCCGCTGAGGCCAGCGCCAGATTAAGCCAGATTACAGCCAGACCGACGATTGCGATCAGGGATTATTTCTCCTTCGTGATAGACCGGCTGCTGCTGCAATTGGCGGATTTGGGACATACGAAGGTGGATTTGAAGTTGATGCTGGGTGAGGACATCCTCAGGAACGCCAAGCAGCTTCGCGATTTGTTGAAGGGTCTCGGCGGCACCTTATCCATTGATGTAGCGGCCAAAGGATCAGGTGAGGCATCGGCATCTGCTTCGGCATCTGCCTCAGCATCCGTTGCGATGCTTACAATTACGACCAAGCCGGATACCAGCCCGATTGATATTTGGATTGAGCGATTGAAGAAGCTGGGGCCCATTCTCAAGGATTTTGGAGAAGCGTTCAAAAGCTTCGGCGAAGGCTTCAAAGCCATTGGTGAAGGAGCCAAAGGGATTGGCGAAGGCTGCAAGATTTTTGCGGAGGGGATTAAGTCGATCTCCAAGAGCTTTGCCTCATTTGCGGAAAGCGTTAAATCCATTGTAGCCAGCATCAAATCTTTGAAGGGATTGTTTGGCGGCGGGGGCAAGGGAACGAAGTCGGGAGCAGGAACCAAGACGGAATGCTGCACGAAAGGCAAGGGCAAATGCAAAGGGGCTAAGCAAACAAAGCCCAAAGCTGGCTCGAAGACGAAGAGTAAAGCAGGCAGCAAAACCAAAACAAAGACAGGCAATGCCGAACCTGCAAGCAAGTCGAAGGCTGACAAAGCAGCAGAGAAAGCTAAAGCTAGGGAAAGAGCGCGTGGAAATCCGCCAGTACCACCAACACCACCAACACCACCAGTACCGCCAGTACCACCAGTACCGCCAACACCGCCAGTACCACCAACACCACCAACACCGGCTGCTGCCGATGTGAAACCGGAAGGAAATCCGGTTGCTCCGAAAGGAGGGCGCTTGGGCAAGTTGTTCAAGAAAGGCTCCAAGCTGCTGAAAATGGGTGGGAAAGTGGTGAAGCCGCTCGGTATCGCACTATCAGCCGCAGATATTTTGACCTCCGACAATAAGGCCGCCGCAGCCATTCAAGCAGGTGCAGGTGCAGCGGGTACTGTAATCGGAGCTACGATTGGGTCCTTTATTTTACCAGGGTTTGGGACTGCCGTTGGCGGTATTGTTGGCGGTTGGCTCGGCGATAAAGCGGGCTCTTATATTAATGATAAGTTATTTGCGAGTAAGGATAAGTCTCAGGCTCAGGAGTCCAAGACGGATCTGCTGCCTGCTGGCCGCGAGTCTGCATCTGCGAATCCTTTGCAGAGCGATCCATCAAATATGAGTAGTTCTTCTCAGAGCTCCGCTATTTCTCAGCAATACAGCATTACGGTGGATGGCATTACGATTAATTTTCCAACAGAGAAAGTGGATGAGGAACAATTAGCCCTGACGATCGGGCATCACATTGTCTCGCAAATTAACGCTGCGGTGGAGAATCGCACAGAGAACGGAAGGATGTATTATGTCTAGTCAGGAAATGGATTTCTCGCTGGAGGATCCGAGTGGACTGAAGCTGCATTTCCCTGTCAATCCCTCTGAAGTGAACATCCGCCGAGATAAAAGCTTCGAAACGATCACGATTATTCGTGGTGGCGAGCTGGATGTTCCACAAGGCGTGAAGGTGAAGGAGATTGCCTTCTCCTCCTTCTTTCCGGCGAATTATGATGCAAGCTACTGTCAATATGAACCGCTGCCAGATCCCCAAACAGCGATGAATCAGCTGAATACATGGATGGAGAGTCAGGACCCGCTTCGTCTTCGTATTACGGGAACACAGGTAAATGTACTCGTTATGCTTTCGGCGCACAACAGCAGCTTCAGAGGCGGTGAGCCTGGCGATGTGTATTTCGATGTGACCTTCCGTACTTGGAATGACTATAAGGTGAGGACACTGGATGAGCGGTTGGGAAGCTCGGGCGGGGAGTCAAGGCCTGATATTAAACCATTGCCTGCCACGTACAAGGTTAAGCTGGGCGATTCTCTATGGGCTATTGCCAAAATGAATCTGGGTTCAGGCAGCCGTTGGCGGGAGATTTATGAGGCTAATCGTGGAATTATCGGCGATAATCCCGATTTAATTCAGCCTGATCAAGAGTTGGTGATGCCCGGATGACAGCTAAAAGGATGGCTGGCCTTTATGATATTTGGCTGGAGGATAAGTATGCGCTTCAAGATTTGATTTATGAACTGACGCTGGAGGAAGCACTCGATGAGATCTCCTACAGGGCTCAGGCGACACTCGTCGTGTCACCGGATTTCCCAGGGATGAAACCTGGTCAAGCTGTCCGTGTATTAGGAGTTCCTTTTAGGGCTACGCAGCAGGTGGACTTGCTTCATCCCGCTGTCGTTTGGCAGTGTGAAAATCACTATGAACGAAGCGACCGGCTGACGGTAACGATGTATGACCGAACGATTTATTTGGCGAAATCTGAGGATGAATATGTGTTTCCAGCGGGGATGACGGCGAGTGAGCGCATTCGCAAGTATGCGGATGATTGGAACATTCGGTATGACCGTTTACCGGATACGGAAGTGAAGCTGGCAAAGGCGCTGTATCGCGCGGAGTCGATCTACGGGATGATGATGAAAGATTTGAAGGAAACAGCCAAAAAAGGCGGACCGATGTATCGCCCCCGCATGACTGCGAGTGGATTGGAACTCGTGGAAATTGGCGGCAACAAGGTCGTCTGGTCGCTGGAGCCCAGCGAGAATGTGATCAGCATTATGCAGAAAAGAACGCTCGAGGGCGCTGTGACCAAGGTCAAGGTGCTTGGCACCAAGGAAATTGGCGAGGATGCTTCCGCACAAGTATTGGCTGTAGAAGAAGGTGAGCTTGCTGAGCTCGGAACCTTGCAGAAAATTGTACAGGACAGCAGTTATACCTCCGTCAGCGAAGCCAAAGAGGCAGCGCAAGCAATGCTCTCAGGCGTACAGGAAACGATCAGCGTAACTTCGCTGGATATTAACACGATTCGCGCAGGCGATAAGGTTGATTTGGCCGGAAGCGGGATGGAGCTGATTGCGATGTCCGTTCGGCATGAGCTGGGCGATCCCGGCAAGATGGTGTTGGAGTTGGGCAGCCCCGAGCTGGTAAGAAGGAGGTATTACATGAATGAATCCGTATAAAAAGCTCGCGACTACGCTGGATAATCGGATGTCGGGGCATGCTGCGGCTGCCGTTGCAGGCATGCCCGCAGAACTTGGAACGATGACGGCTGGCGGGCTGAAGCTGGATCGTTTTAAACATGAGATTGCCGATTATTATGTGGCAGATTGGATGGCGAAGGTGTACCTGCCTGCTTTCACATTAGGTGGAACCGTTACAGGCTTGACCAGTGGAAGCGCTGCTGTGACGGGGCAGGGGACGTTTGCCTTTAGCAAGTCCGAGGTGGAAGATGTGCGTTTGGAGCTTCGGCATGGCTTGAAGCCGGGCGACCGCGTTTTGGCGATTCCCATCAATGACGGCAATGATGCTGTGATCCTGTGCAAGGTGGTGAGATAGATGCCAAATTTATTTCCGCAGGTTGGGATTGGAACAGGGGCACTTGTCGGAGAGAAGCGTAAGGGTTCGGTTAAGTTCAGGCGCAGCCCTAAGTTTAACCATTCGCTTGGGGAGTTCGCAACGACTCAGACGGGGAGAATTGCAGAATGCACAGATACGGAGGCATGGCTGGAATGGTGCCAAAAGGCGCTTCGTACGGAGCGCTATGCGCATTTAGTCTACTCACGGGCTTATGGCCAGGAGTACGAGGACTTGGTTGCCCGGCATTTGTCACGTCAAGCGAATGAAATGGAAATCGTACGCATTACGACGGAGACGTTGAAAGTCGATCCGCGTACGGCGGATGTGCGTCATTTTACATTTGAATGGAAAAATAGCGAGTGTTCGTTTCAGTGCGAAATCACCAATGTGCGAGGCGAGCAAAAGAACATCAAGGGAAGTGTGGTGATCAGTTAATATGGCAAGTTTACCGGATTATTTGGCCGAGCAGACCGAAGAAGCGATTCGCGGGCGAATGCTGGATCGGCTTTCGTCCGACTGGGATCAATCCGAAGGGTCGTATATTTGGGATGCTTTGGCTCCGGCAGCAATTGAGCTGGCACAGGCGGCGATTCAGTCGCAGGAGGTTTTGCGGCGAGGTTTTGCAGGGACGACCTTTGGTCCCTATTTGGACTTGCGTTGTGCCGAGCATGGTGTTTTTCGCAAGGAGGCCGTTAGGGCTGCTGGCTTGGTTGAGTTTGCAGGAGTCCCAGGCACCGTAGTGCCTAAAGGTACACGCATCGGAACGATGGCGGATACGTATCTGGGGACTGCTTCGATTGTTTTTGAGACGCAGGATGCGGGAGTTGTAGATGGCTCGGGGCGTGTTGCCGTGCTGGCATCTGCTGTGAATGGCGGGACAGGGGGGAATGTACCTAGTGGTGCAATTAGCCTATTGATTTCTCCTATTGCTGGAGTTACGGGAGTGACGAATGCTGGGGCAATTACGGGCGGGGCAGAGAAAGAGGGCGATCCCTCTCTATTGAACCGTTATTATGCGAAAGTTCGCTCCCCCGGAACAAGCGGGAACAAAGCGGATTATCTCAACTGGGCGCTCGATGTAGCAGGCGTTGGCGCAGCACAGGTACTGCCTTTGTGGAACGGCCCGGGCACCGTCAAAGTTGTTGTTATCGGCACGGATAAAAGAAGCGCTTCGGCTTCCGTTGTCTCTGCTGTGCAGCAATACATCTATCCAGCGCCGCCTTTGGTTGGCAAAGCGCCTATCGGCGCGGCCGTCACCGTCGTTGCGGCTGCCGAGGTCTTGATTGGCATCTCTGCGAGTGTGACCTTGAGTGGGAGTCGAACCTTAGCTCAGGTGAAAGCTGACTTTATGGCTACTGTTCGCAGCTATTTAGCCGAAATAGCTTTTTCTGCGGATCCGTATGTGCGCTATGTGCGAATTGGCTCCTTGCTGCTGGATACCCCGGGCGTGCAGGATTATGCTGGTTTGCAGTTGAACGGCGGCGGGACCAATATTGTGATTGGTGCTGGGCAGGTTGCCGTTATTGGGGTGGTGACGCTGTGAGTGTGAATGGGAATTTGAGTGCAAGTGCAAGTGCAAGTGTTAGTGGCGGCAGGATGAAGGGATATTTGCCCCGCTACTATGAGACCTCGCGGATCATGGATGGCATTCTGCAAGCGCAGGGCGCGGAGCTTGATCTTTTGCGTGTCTCCTTGGAGGAGACACTGGCTCAGTTCTTCGTCGGCTCCGCCACGTGGGGGCTCGACGTTTGGGAAGCCGAGCTCGGCATCGCGCCGGTGCCGGGCAAGCCCGACGATCAGCGCCGGTCGGTGATCAACGCCAAGCTGCGCGGCGTGGGGACCGTCACCGTTGAGCTGATCGAGAGCGTGGCCAGCGCGTATAGTCGCGGCACGGTTGAAGTGACGCAGCAGCCGGCTGCGTATCAGTTCACCGTGCGGTTCGTGGACACACTCGGCACGCCGCCGAATCTTGGCGATCTGAAGGCGGCGATCGATGAGATCAAACCGGCACATTTGCAAGTTGTGTACCAGTACAAATACTTCTTGCTCAACCAGCTCCACCAAACGATGACCATCAATCAAATTCAAACGAGGAAAATGACCGATTTCGCGCCATTCATCCCCGTTTAACCTGGAGGGAAACGCATATGCCGAGCTCGACAACGAACATGGGGCTTTATAAGAAGAATCCGTCTACGGACGGGAATGATACGTTTGATATTAACACGATGTTGAATGACAATTGGGATCGGATTGATTCGCAGGTTGGGGGGCAGTTGGGTAATTCTGCGCCTATGGCTGTGAATTTGGTTAATGGGTTGCAGGTTGTTACGGCTCCGAAGGGGGCGCCTTACAACGTCCAAAACATTACAGGTCGTACATTAGTTAACTTGTTGGGGCGTTTAGGTAACGGAGAAAGTGTCTATCAGTGGACAGCTACGCCCTCCGTTTTGGCATTGGACACGTCAGTTAAAGTTAGTGGTAATTCATCTTTTAAATTAACTTGGAGTGGATCGGGTGCGGGTCAAGATTTGGCGGCAACTGGCTCAACTATAACGATCAAAGACACATCTAAATATATCCTTGTCGGTTCTGTGAAACCGAATGTAGGTACGGCTAAGATTGTTCCGATTACTTATAATGGAGGTACAGTAACAGGTGACTATGCGTCTTTAGTTCCCGTCATTTCAGACACAACAAAGTTCAATTTATCACGCTTTAAGTTCACACCAAACGCAGGAAGTAATGTAATGCAATTAAGGATGGTTGTAGGTGCGAGTGGTAACAACGCCAACTTTGATGAAATAAGAATGTTTGAAGTTACTTCTGCTGAATATGCGGAATTTGATGGTTTGACAGCTGCACAAGTTGCAGCTAAATACCCATATGTAGATGATGTAAAACATGTTAATGCACCTTATGTAATTAAGTATGGGGAGAACTTGTTGCCTACGTTTGGTGAATGGGGAACGACTAATCCAGCTAACTCAGCAATGTATATTACTGATCCATACAGCGTTACCATTGTGAAAACGCTGGCTGGGTTTTCTACTTATAATGCTACTAATATTCCAATTATAAGTGGACAGCAATATACGTTTTCAGCAGCCGTCTCTGTGTCAAACATCGGTGGTACGATTGGGGCAGGAGGCTATTACAATATATACACTTATGATAAGAATGGTAATCTAATTGCTAGCTTTAACACTGTGCCCTATGCCATAGCAAATGGATCAATGATTTTTAACAAAACATTCACAACGGATAGCAATGCGGCAAGTGTTACGATTCTAGTTGGAGCCGATACAGGCGTTACAGGAACATTCACATTCACTAATCCAATGCTAAACCTTGGCACAACAGCTAAACCATTCAAACCACGTAATGACGATATGCTTGCATTTCCTAACGTACAACTAGCTTCTTCCGTGGATGGATCAGTGTATGACACATTGTTTAAACGTGATGGGAAATTCTTTGTTGAGAAGCGTTTTAAGGATATGCTGCTTGATGGAGGTTTATCGTGGGGTCAAACAAACGACTATGCAGGTTATAAAAGATTGGTTAGTAATTTAGGTGCTAATGTCGTTTCGAGTTCCCAAAGGGCTGTGAAATATGACGGAAAAGTGCTTAGTACTGTTGGAGCGATTGACGGAGCGCAACTGAATGATGACGGAAACTTCTTTTTAGACGTTGCCGACTCAGACAGCGGTTGGGGAGAGACATACATGCCATTAATAGCAGAGATGCAAGCATATTTTAATGGTTGGGCTATGTACGATACCAGTAACTCATCATTTCCTTACAATCGAGTCGATGGGAACTTCAAAGGTTGGTTTAAAGTGATCGGACATACTAACGGAACTGGAACATTGCCAACTAGTTACGCGCCAAACTGGACACCTTACAAACTAATCTATCAACTAGCTACACCAACATTTGAAGAAGTCCAAATAGATGCAGGAATGTCTTTACATGAGGGATTAAATCAGATTGAAGTGGGGCAAGGGGGTGTAGTGCGTGAGAAGGCTACACCTATATTCAGCGCTCCTAATTGGTTCATAAATGATGTTGGTTTGACACCTTCACAACTAAAAAATCGAACATCAGTCATTTTGGCAGTTTATAAGAATGGGATTCGTGATTCCAAATGGTCAATCGACTCTGGTAACCCTTACGGAAAACAAAGGGCTTACTGTTCTCCTGTAAACTATGATCCAACAGCAACATACGAAGTCTCATACATTGCCCTTGACCAATATTTATTAGCAGCCCCAGTACAATCGGTAAACGGTGAAGTGGCAAGCAACTTAAAAACCGTTGTCGATACATTGTCCACGAATCAAGCAGACCAAGACGCACGTATTAGTGCTAATGAAATCTTAGCTAGACAGATATACAACGTACCACAAAAGACAAGTGCTGCAATGACGTTATATGTCGATGGTACAAACGGAGCGGATAATAATGATGGAAGCGCTGGGAAGCCGTTTAAGACGATTCAGCGGGCTATTAATAGTGTTCCACAAATTGTGAATCATGCGGTCGTTATTAATGTTGCGGCGGGTACGTATGCAGAGGGCGTGTCAATTAGAGGATTCAGCGGTACAAGGGAGATAATTATTACTGGTGATACAATAGCCAGTACGAGTAGAAATGTGATTTTGTTTGAAATGTCATACAATTCAACTGCCATAGTTGTTCGAGGGTTCAACATAAATACAACGTCCAATCATGGTGTTCAAGTATCGGGTTGCGCAAAGGTTTTATTAAGTGATCTGAATATAGTTGGAAATGCTGCAAATTATGGGGGAATTGTTGCCGAATATTCAAAAGTGTACATTTTCAATAACGTTATATCTAATAGGCTCACAGCGATTTTGTCACATGTAAACGCAGATGTTATGACAGAGGTTAACAGTGGTACAAGCAACACATATGCAACATATGCACAGTATGGCGGCAAAATTGCAAGGAATAGCACACAACCCTCAGGACTTCATTTGACTACGACGGGCGGCATTAACGTTTCTGATAGTGGTGTTCTTAATCCTTGGGGAGATAACACGCAAGCAAATAGAAGTAGAGTCAACTACGGAAGCAACACAACACAAAATCTTAATGCAGTAACAGCTACAAAAATCCTTTTCCAAGCAGGTGGCGTTGATAATTTGCTAGAGTTCAACAGCGGTACTGCAAGGTTTACTGCAAAATCAGCAGGCACTTACAATGTATCTGGTGTCATTGTGTGGAGTTCGGGCATGAGTACATCGGTAGGCAGAAATATTACTATTTATAAAAATGGTTCACCATTTAGGAATATATTTGGGGATAATGGATCAAATTCAGGTAATCCCATAATTCCTTATATGATGAATATAGATTTATCTGCAAATGATTACATTGAAGTTTATGTACAAACAAGTTCGGCTACAGTTTTAGGAAGTGGTTCAAGTATTGATGTTGTAAGAATCGCATAAAGGAGGAAACCCAAATGAACATAGCACAAACAATCATGCATCTATACCCAGATGCCAACCCCCTAGCCGACTTCATCGTCCAAGACGACTCAGACGGACAAGGCCCCTACATCGCAAAATGGAATCTAGAATCTCCCGAGCCAACGGAGGAACAACTCCAATCCGCCTGGGAAGCGATGCAGCCAACTCCGGAGCAAGTTTTGTTACAATCGAAGGAATCAAAGACTGAAGAACTCAACTCCAAATGCAACACAACAATCCTAAGCGGATTCAAGTCAAAAGCTCTGGGCAAGGAACACGCCTACGACTTCGACTACGAAACCCAAACAAATCTCAACAGCACGCTAAACGCAATCGCAGCAGGCATAGCCGCAGATCCCATTCCGTGGAAAGCCTCCGGCATGCTACAGCCGCACTCTTTTGAACAATTCAAAAACCTCTACGCAGATGGGCTCGCCCACAAAAACGCCAACATCAGCAAGTACTGGGAGCTGAAAACAGCACTATCAGCAGCAAACACCGAAGAAGAAGTCGCATCAATTATATGGTAATTTACGCAGAAAGGCTGCCCAGAACCTAGAATCTCGGCGGCCTTTCCTCACCTATTGAAGAAAGGAGCAACTACACATGAATCAAATTAATTTTAATATGATTTCAGCTGTCTTTGGAACGATGTTAACTTACGCATTCGGCGGGTGGAATGAATTGATGTCCCTGTTTCTCATGGCGATCCTCATTGATTATTTGACGGGGATTGCGGCGTCGATGAAGGAACAACGTGGACTGAATAGTCAGGTTGGCTTTTGGGGACTCGCCCGCAAAGGGCTTATGCTGCTGGTCATTATGCTGGCGCATCGGATGGATCTTCTCTTTGATACGGAGTTGATGATGACGGCGGCTATTTATTTTTATTTAGCTAATGAGTTGATTTCCATTACGGAAAATTATGGGCGGTTGGGGCTTCCGCTCCCAAGTTTTCTGAAACAGATGATTCAAATACTGCGCAGCAAAGGGGAGGGGCTATGAGCAAGGAAAGTTTTATTGACCAAGTGGCGCCGGCCGCACAAGCGGATATGGTGGGGTATGGGATTTTGGCGAGTGTGACGATTGCGCAGGCGATTTTGGAAAGTGGCTGGGGGCGCTCGGCACCTGGGAATAATTTGTTTGGCATCAAAGGGAGCGGGCAGCAGCAAGCGACGCAGGAGTTCATTAACGGCAAGTGGGTACAAATTGTAGACGGTTTTAGAGTGTACGAAAGCTGGGCGGATAGCATACGCGATCATTCTCTTTTGCTTGCGCAGAATCAGCGCTATAAGAATGTTTTGAATGAACGCAATTACCAAATTGCAAGTAAGGAGCTGCAGCGTGCAGGCTATGCCACAGATCCGAAGTATGCGGACAAGCTTATACAAATCATAGAGGGAAGTGATCTCACTCGTTTTGATCAACTGGAGGAAAAGGGGGAGTATATGATGAGTGCGGATGATGCGAACAAGATTATTCGTTTTCTATCGGCCGCTTGGATGAGTACGGAGGATGCAGAAGCTAGAGAAGAATTCCATCGACTCGCTGATGAGCTGCGCAAGGCTTCTGGCCAACTGGAAGTGTAATACAACACAAATAAGAGCCTTTGCAGGCTCTTATTTGCGCGAATTCTCTTCATTAGAGGTGAATAGAAGAAGTTGCATTCACCTACAAAGCATACTCAATATGATCATCAATATATTGCTCCAGCTTGATCCGCACATAAGGCGGCAAGCCGGACAGCATACAGCCATAACGGAACTTATGGCCATCCGTTTCAATACGAATCACGCGAGCCGTGATTGGCGGGAGTTCCGCTTCCTGCGGGAAGTGGATGACGATGAACATGTCCGGCGCAAGCGGAGCCTCCGAGGTGATCTGCAGGCCGCTTTCCGACAAGTCGAACAGCGTGCCGTCGATGTTCTGGCCGGAGAAGGAGCCTTCCTGCTCCCATTGGTAAATGGACAGCTTCAGGCTGATGTCCAGCTTCACGCGTGTGTTCCGGCGGCGTTCCCGGCCGGAAAGCGGCGAAGCTTGCTTCTCCGCAGCAGAAGCAGCTTCCACTACCGCTTCGCTTGGTCTTGCGACTTCAACACCCATCCAGTCCTCATAGCACTGGATGACGGCGCTCAGATCTTCCTCGCCAAGGCCTTTGCTGAAGCCCATCTGGAACAAGGTTGTTGCCGAATTCAACATCGGCGAAGGCAATTGGAACTTATTGGTAAGCTCCTGCGCGAGCAAAAGATCCTTCAGCATCAGCTTCAGGGAGAATTGATTGCTGAAATCGCGATCAATGATTTTGTCGCCTTTCAGCTCGACTTGCTTGCTGTGCGCTCCGCCGGAGCGTACAATCTCTAGGAATTGAGCAGGGTTAATTCCTGCTTTGGTTGCAATGGATAAGCCTTCGGCTAACCCGGCTAAGTTAATACCCACCATGGTATTGTGGGCAAGCTTTGCATTGGAGCCGGAACCGTTCGGGCCGAGGTAGAGGGCTTTGCTGCCAAGTGCCGAGAACACGTCTTGCTGTTCATCGAACACTTCTTGGCTGCCGCCAACCATGAAAGTAAGCGTACCAGCTTCAGCGGCAGGTTTGGTGCCGGTGACCGGTGCGTCGAGGAAATCAACGAAATGCGCCGCGAGCTCCTCAGCCAGCTTTTGACTTGTTTGAGGGGACACGGTGCTGGAGTCAATAATCGTGAGAGCGGGATGAATACCACTCAGAATGCCGTGTTCACTGTAGAACGTTTCCAAGAGTGAAGCATCATTGCTAAGCATTGTAATAAGAACATCCGAACTGCGTGCTGCTTGTGCAGGAGTCGAAGCGACTTCAGCGCCAAGACGGGCCAGCTCGTCCGTTTTTTCCGCAGTGCGATTATAGACCGTTACGTTAAAACCCTTTTGAATAAGGTTAGCAGCCATGGGTTTGCCCATTGTGCCAAGTCCAATAAAGCCGATACGTTTCAT